TAATGAATTATATATCAATGTTACACTAAGACCTGTTTCCGATTTATTTACTATACGTGATGTTACCGTACCAGAATTTAATTATCCAAGAATATCCCCTAATTTCAATGTATCAGAACACCAGTTTCATAGGTTTATACAAACACCACCAGAAACAACCATAAACAGCAGTACTGAAATAGCAACGGTAGAATATGGAGATTTAAATACTAGATGGAATGCCGATATTCATCTTATCGCTAACTATTGCTTCTTAACAGATGATGAATCGCGTATATTTGCCGGTGCTGAACAAAAATACTTAATTAAAGAAATACATGAACATATTTTTACTGAAGTTACTGGAAGTAAAAAAGTACAATTAGATTCATTTGGTCTAGTATCAAGTTATATGTTTCTTTTTCAAAGAAACGATGTTAATCTAAGAAATGAGTGGAGTAATTATACTAATTGGGCGTATGATTCACAACCATATAAATTATATTTTACAAGTGATATATCTGCTGAATTATATCATACTGGTGATTATAAAACAGAAAACCATAAACCTATATTAACTAATATGAGTATCGTGTTAGACGGTGACTTTAGAGAGAACACTATGACGGCAGGTGTATACGAATATGTAGAAAAATATGTGAGAACACCAAGTTCTGGTTTAGACCCATATGGATTATATGCTTACAACTTTTGCATAAATACTGATCCTTTTGATACACAACCAAATGGGGCTATAAATATGAGCAAGTTCAGTAAGGTAGAGTTACAATTTACTACTTATATTCCTACTTTAGACCCGTCCGCATCTTATCAAATTATTTGTGACCCTGTATCCGGTGCGCAAATCGGTGTTGTTAAACCATCATTTGTTATTTATAATTATAACTACGATTTACGTGTTTTAGAAGAGCGGTATAATGTTGTAACCTTTATTGGTGGAAATGTGGGTTTAATGAACGCACGTTAATCTCGATAATTTTAATACATACATTAAAACAAATAATTAAAACATTTACCTTTTAATTATTTCTAATATTTAACCTATAAACTCATAACCAAATGTATCCGAAATATCATTCAATCCAACTACATTGCCGCAAATTTTATCCCACTCCTGAGCTTGTTCTTTACATTTTTCATCACTTAAACTTCCTTCCGGAAGAGGCGCATAAATCGATTTTTCAATCCTATCTTTACAACTCTGATCATTCTTAGTCATAATTAAGTCTATATATCCCTGTTGAGCATTATCACTTTTCTTAATATAGCAACCCTTTCTTGGAACGCAAATATTTCCCTCCTTTCTTTCTTTTGACCTACAACCTACTTTCATTATATATGCTAATTTATACCACGGAGGCATTATTTCAAAAGATTGATTTCCACCAGCATTACTCATACTATGATTATGAGCGGGAGAGGAGGATTTGGTAGCAGCATTAGAGCTCTGCCCTATTTTTGTCCCTTTTTCACCCTTTAACGGAGGCGAAGTTATTCTCATATGTCCTCCTCCTCCACCGCTGTGGGGACCATATTGACGCGGTTCCCAATGCGAACTTTTATTATATCCATGTGTGTGTGATATATTAGTTTTATTAACAGTATGTTTATGACTTGGCATTTCACTTGTTGTCAATTCTTTCGTCTTATTTCCACCCGTTTCATTCATATCGCTACCATCTCCAGCACCTAATACAAATTTGTCTCTTAAGTCGGGTGTCTTAAGACCATTTCCTTCAATTCCACTGCCATCATTTTTATACTCGGTTCCATCACATAATGCCCAACCTTCCGGTATGTCACTTATACTACCACTCCATATAACAATTGTTCCTATTGCTACATTAATAGATACCCCATCTACACCATCTACACCATCTACACCATCTCGGCCATCTCGGCCATCTCGGCCATCTGTGCTGATACCATGAAGTCCTCCTCCAGCAGGCGCTGCATTTTGTCCATCATTACCATCATTACCATTTTTACCATGAAGCCCTCCTCCAGCAGGCGCTGCATTTTGTCCAGGAGCACCAGCAGCACCATCAGCGCCATCAGCGCCATCAGCGCCGTGATATCCACTTGCTGGAGGAGGAGCAGGCGGTTCAGCATATCCGCTTTCTCTTAAATTATTAAGTTTACTTGCTATACTGGAATTAAGTGCATTAACTATAGCATCAAATCTATTTTTCGCATTTCTTTTTGCTATTTCTATTTGATTTTCCATTGCTTTTTCCGAAGCATGTTCAACCTCACCTTTTATATTATTCATTAATTGTGACTGATTAGTATATATTATATTATCAGGTGGAGCAATTTTGTTATCTGAAGCATACTGTATATAATTTCCAGGTTCAGGTTCTCTTGCCTGTCCGCCAGTAAACCCTTCTCTATTACTATTTACTACTCTTAGATTATCACTAAAATGACTACTATGAAATTTTCTAACATTATTTTCAGAACTGTCACCGCCATTAACATCATTACTTGGTTTTGTAGGGCAATTACATCCTCCTAATCTTGCTTCATATGAACCTACGTTATGACCTAAAGGTCCTGTTTCAGCAAATAAACCTGTTGTAGTTGCTCTTACTAATGAATCACCTGACCAAATATCCGGTGCATTTCCATCTCCTACGACATACATATTATCATAATTATTATTATTTATTATTGGATATGGATTGCTAGGAACATTATTTATGTCAACATTAAATACTTTTCTAGTATTATCTAAAGTAACATCTTCTATATTTATTAATTTATCATCAGATAATACACTGTAATACTGGGTTGTCATATTTTCCTTTCCCTTTTTATTTGCTGGAAAAATAAACCTTAATATTATTATTCCAATTAATAAAGCAATACTTATATATAATATTGTATCAATCTTATTAAACATTTAATTAATTAATATAATATGATATTATTTTTATTAATGATATGATATTATTTTTATTAATGATATGATATTATTTTTATTAATAGATGTTGGGTTATATATTAGAACCAGGTGGACATGTTGGACACTCTGACGATTCAATTCCATCTGCATCTAATGATTCGCCTATGCTAGTTGATATTGCCTTAGCTTTAGCTAATATCATTTTTTCCGAATCTATAACTGCTTGATTTAATGCTTCTTCACTTGCTTTACTTAATTTATGAGTTATTACTTCTTGGATTTCCTGTTCTGTAGGTATTAAACTCTCTAATATAGTATCTGTATTTGGAATAGGAGTATCATTTATAAATTCACTCGGACTTACACTGCCATTTATATTAACATATCCTTCAACTAATTTAGGGCGATTTTTCTGATTTTTTGGTTTTTTATATTTTTTATCATCTAATAAACAATTACAATTTCCTAAATTATTCATTGTATTCGCATCTTCATTATTATATCCAAGTGGTCCATATTCATATTCTTTACCTGGTTGTGCCAAACCTATGTCTGTATATAAACCAGTAGTTCTTTTCCTTAAATTAGAATAATTTACCGGTTCTTGACTTGTATATATACTCTCCCATTTTCCATTACGTGTTTGACTTTCACCTGATTTTATAGGAACACCTAACATTGGATCTCCACTGTCATTTGGTCTAAATGCAGGTGTAACATACATTTTTTTTTTTAGTTTATCATATGTCTTTTTTTTGAATTCATATTCGCTATCTTTTTCTTGAGGTGCATTATGTATAGCAATCAAATGTGGGTCACCTAACATTTTAGTGTCTTCCTTTTCACCGAAATTAATAAAACTTTCTTTAGACCTTTTAGATTTTCTAAAATCATCTAAATTTATTCTACCCTTTTTGATAACTCCAACTAAACCTATTAAAAATACTACTACTACTACTGATAAAGATAAAATTACTAGTATTTTTATTATATTTGTTATATTCATTTTATTTGTTATATTCATTATATCTGTTATCTTCATTATTTAGTTAATATATAATTAATAGACATATTAATTTATTTGTGTTAATTAATTTATGTTAGTTTATTATATACTAATTATATATTATGAATTTAGATGAAATTAATCCAGTAGATAAAATAAAAAAAAGTTTTAATACATTTAAAAATGGTTTCAAAGGAAAATCTAAAGAAGGTTTTTCAAATGATGAATTAAGCACAGAGGAAAATGCTTATTTATCAAATATACACAAACATCCTAAGTTCGCAGTAAATGCCCAACTTGCTAACACTGTAAACGTTGGCTATGCAGATATTAATGGAGGAGTTAAAGTAAAAATTACCTTTGAAAAATTGGATGAGGAAAATACTAATGCGACTAAAACGCGAAAAGTAACAGGTTTAACGATAACTAATACCGGAACAGAAGCTGCAAAAAAAGATTATAAAGTAGGTGATACAATTGTTATTACAACAGATAAAATAAAAGATAAATCAGATACAGCAGATCCAAGAGGAATATACATTGATGAGGCCAAGGCCAAGGCAGAGCAGGCGGGGAATAACTATGTTGGGAGTGAAGATAATGCTTTAAGATTTACTATAACAGATACAACTGAAAATGATTGGGAGAATTTTGTTACTGAATTAATAACACTATTTATTTTATTAATATTATTCTCAATAATTGGTGCTAATATTGTTCATTTAAGTAATTTACCTATGGGTGCATTAGACTCTCTTTTGCCAAGTGATTGGAATATGCCACCATATAGAGGTGAATATTTAAAGGGTGCCAGTTTATTTAAAAAATTAAGGGAAAGCGAAACAAGAGAAGATTTACTAGAATTTTTATTTCCTATGAAATCGGTTGCTTTTCCATATACTTATGATAGTATGTATAGAAATGATGAATTAGATGATTTAGGATTAGCATTTTATGTTATATGGCCTTTAAAATGGTTAGCTAGAACTACTGCTTGGGCATGGTCTACAGCTAGATTATTAATTAAATATTTTATAGCCTTTCTTAAATGGATAATGACATATATAAAAAGTGACAGTCTTACATTTTTCCTCGGACCTTTCCTTTTAATGTTCGCTCTCTCAACACAATTAACAACTATTATTGGAACAATTCTTATGTATATTGGTGGTTTTATGACTGATGTAAAAGATGGGTGGGTATTAGCTATATTTGCATTAATAATATTCGTAATTGCACTAGCTTTTTGTTGTGCTGGGTGTGTCCATATTTGCCCGTGGTGTTGTAAGATGCTGAGCTATTGTGTTGATAGGTGCCTAAACAGGAACCCTGCCTCGCCCAAAATAGACAAGGAGTTGACGGCGAGTGAGAATGCCGCAAAGGCCAAGGCTCAGGAAGTCAAAGCGGAGAAGGGAATAGAGCCTGGCGAGAAGACGGCATCCTCCGAAGACGCACCGCCAGCAACTTCTGTGATGGCGGGAATAGCGGGAGCTTTGCCAATATCCGCGCCCCCTAGAGGCATAATGGCCACGGGCGAGGAAGGGGGCGAGTGGCGTGGTGCGATCAACGAGACGTTCAAGGGGCCCGGAACATTCTTCGAATCTACTGTGAATTCAACTATTCGGGTATTTAATAATTTACTTAGTGGCGGGACGACAGGACTGATACCGGAAAGTTTTAAGCGAGCTGCTCCCTGGCTCTTTGGAATTGTTATAATATTTATAGCAGTATTTTCTATGTCATTCAGTAGTGCGTATAATAGCGCAAATGGATTTTTTATGACTATACAATTTACTGTATTTAGTTTAATTAATTTATTATTTAAAAATAACGGTATAGCATTAATGAAAGAGATAATTTCAAAACACATTAAAGGTCTAACTATAGTATTTCTTTTATTCTCATTTGCTATGGCTAGAGGTAATTTAACAACAAATATTAGCAATTCTTATATATTTGCAGGGATAATTGTAATTATATCTATTATATTTTCTATGTTCAAAAAGGATAAGGAATAATTCAAAGTACTATAAAAATATTATAAAAATAATTAATATCTATTAATAATTAACATAAATAGATATTAATAATATAATCATAAATATTTATTAAATTATTTATGGGTAAAAAATCTAATAAAGGCAAAGGCACAAGTACAGGCACAAGTAAAGGTACAGGCACAAAAGAAAAATTACAGCAAAAGGTTCAGGAAAGAAAAGCAAATCAAGACTTATTTGTAAGTGTATGTACTCCAACATTTAATAGAAGACCATTTATCAAAACAATGTTCAAATGCTTTCTCCACCAAGATTACCCAATGGATTTAATTGAGTGGATTATAATTGATGATGGTACAGACCCAATTGAGGACTTAATAAAAGAGGCGAATATACCACAAATCAAATACTTCAAATATGATACTAAAATGCCGCTAGGTAAAAAGCGCAATATTATGCATGAAAAATCCAAAGGTGACATTATTGTTTATATGGATGATGATGATTATTATCCACCTGAACGTATATCACATGCTGTTCATATGTTGAAAACTCATCCCCAAGCTATGTGTGCAGGTTCTAGTGAGATATATATTTGGTTTAAACATATCCAACAAATGAAGCAATTTGGTCCATATGGTCCCAACCATTCTACTGCTGGAACATTTGCCTTCAAACGCGAACTCTTAAAAGACCATGAATACGAAAACGACGCAGCTTTAGCAGAAGAAAAAGCATTCCTTAAAAACTATACCGTACCTTTTGTGCAATTAGATCCAATGAAGGTTATACTTGTTTTCTCTCATACCCATAATACATTTGATAAAAAGAAATTACTTGAAAATCCCAACCCAAATTACGTTAGAGATACGCACAAAACTGTTGATGATTTTGTTAAAGAAGCAGATTTAAAACAATTTTATATGGAGGAAATAGAAGGATTATTAGAAAATTATGATCCAGGTAAACCTTCTATGAAACCCGATGTATTACAACAAATAATTAAGATAGAAGAAACAAGAAGAAAACACGCAGAAAGTATGGTACAAAATCCAATTATGTTACAGAAACCAGGTGAGCAACCTAAGGCTATGAACAATAAAGAGGTTGTAGATATTATGAACCAATTACGACAAAAAGGTGAAGAATTAGCAAATATTTTACAGCAACGTGATAGCGAAATAAGTATGTTGAAGAATCTAATAGGAAATAAAGATAATGAAATAGAAAAATTAAGAAACACAAGCGCAGCAGGCACAAGCGCAGCAGGCACAAGCGCAGCAGGTACAAGCGCATCAGTTTTTGATTTAAATGATGATGTAGGTTTTAAATTAGAAAAGTTAAATCTACTTGATAAAATGTATTATGAGATAATAGAAACAAAGAAATTAATATCATCTAATAATAATAATAACAATAACAATAGCGAACCGCCTATAATTGCACAAGGTCCAAATGGAGAACAAAAACGCCTTACTAATCAAGATATTGTTCAAATATTACAGCAAAAAGATATGGAAATTCAAAAATTGCAACAGCAACAACAGCAACAACAATTTACTATGAATGGTAATGGTAATAATAATAGCAATGCTAACAACAATAATATTTGGGATAGTAATAATAATATGTCGTCTGAAGAAAAGGCTTTCTTAAAAAGTATAGGTTCTTATACTAATAATGATAACAATATATCATTAGAAGTAAATTAAAATAATATTATATTAAAATAAAAATTGAAACAATAATAATATGTTTTAATAAATATAAAATTATAATTATATATATATTATAAATTTATATAACTCTAAATAAGGTAATATGTGGGGAGATGATGAACAACCAACCGATAATACCGATAATGTATTTGAAACTGTAGACAATCCGGAATTTGATAATGGTATGGCATATAATAATCACTATGATGACTATGACGATAATGATAATGATAGTACATCGGTTGTATCTAACAAGTCTAATTCTAATAGAAAAACTTATAAAAAACATTCTAAGGGCAATAGGGTTGAAACCAAAATTAGAAGTAATTCGGGACCAGGAAGCGAATTTAACTATTTTATGCAAGATAGACAGGGACGGAATATTATTAATGCTTTGACAGGATTTATTTACCCTTTTAAGGTTGGTTCTAAAGAAGAAAAACAATTTTGGAGAGTTATGATTCCTTATTATAAAGATGGTTCATGGGAAGGAGTAAAACTATTTTATGATAGTCCTGAACAATTTGAAAATCATAAAGGTATTACCTTAGATAACTATGTAAAACAAAAATGGCGTAATGATATTAATACCACTAACAATAAAAATCCCGGTTTTACTCGAATAATTGCTAATTAGTTTTGCTAATAGATAATCTATATATCTATATATCTATATATCTATATAATCTGTTAATATCCAATTTTTTTATATTTGTATGCTCATATATTTGGGTTATTTTATCTTCAATATCATTATCTTTTAAATAAATAAAATAATTAATCATGTCATTTTTATCCATCATAAGTTCTTGACAAAACATTTGTATAAATAAAAAATTATTATATTCAGTTGAATATTTTGTTAAAATCTTTGTAAACCTTATATCTTGTATGATATTATTATCATTTTTGCTTACGGCGGCGTCTTTGCTTACGAGTGTATTTTTGCTTGTAATTTTATTATTATTTATTATAAAATTATTGTAAAATGTTTTTATCAGAGAACTCATCTCATTAAATTGCCATATCTGTTTTTGAAAGGTTATCCTGTCTATATAATCTGAAAAACAAATATTATCTAATACTTTTAAATAAATATTAATTGCGTTAATTTTTGGTTTCGGTAAATAATCAACAATATTCTCGTGCCATATCAATGCTACTGTGGTTCTTTCTGTTTCACCTAATATCTTATTATGATCATCTATAGAATAATTATTATTTATTATATTATTAGTAATCTCTTTTACATCATTTGTTAGTGTTTCTGATTCAAAATATTTTAATATTATTGAATTATTTATAATATTAGTCGTGTCTGTATTTTTACCATAAATATTTTTAACAGTATTAAATTTTCGCATATCACAATCAATATAATTTATAAAGGTACTTAGCAATTTTTTTCTTTTATTGCTTTTCAATTCAGTAAATGTTAACATAAGAATATTTTTTATCTGATTAGTTGTAGGTGATTTAAGTTCAATTGATAAACAATTTTTCATTAATTCCTTTATTTTTTTATCGGTTTGATTATTACCAATACATATTATAGGAACACTAGATATCTCTTCTAATTTCTGTTTTTTTGTTTTCTTAGGTCTTATTATCTTAATAAGCGTATTTATTCCTCCTTTATCACCGCTATTCATCCCATCTATTTCATCCATAATAATAGCTATATTCTTTTTCTTTCCTTGAAATAAACTTACTACATTTTGATTACTCATATTATTCTGCGTAATATTATCTATAATATTCTTATTTCTAATATCGCTTGCATTATAAAGTATAGTATCATAATTTATTGATTTTAAAATATCCTCAATAAAATACGTTTTACCCGATCCTGAATTACCATAAATATATATACCTCTCTGTATTGTTATATCTGATTTGTTTTTCTCAAAATTATATAAAAAATCTTTTATCTGTTCTTTAATATTTTCTCTATTTAATATTTTATCAAAATTTATCATATTTTATATTTATTGGTATAATACTTTTACTGTGTTTTTTTTTATGCCTATTTTTACTTAATCCTTTTATATTAAATATCTTATACATTTCATCTTTACATTTAGTTGCCTTATTTTCAATACAATATGCTAACAAAAACTCAGAATAATTTCTGAAAACAGATGAATTATAGTAATATTTCTTTATTTTAATCCATTTATCGATATTGTCTTTTAAAACGAAACTAAATAAATAGTCGTAATCATGTCTTATTAAATATCTAGTAATATTCGTTACATTATCATATTGAATATGATTTCCTTTTCTAAATGTTTCATATCTATTTTTATCTACAAGATATATCCATTCTTTAGGTACATAATACTCTAATAATTCATATTCTAATTCTTCTGGTAATGTAGTGAATATAGAATTCATAATATCTATATTGATTATTTTGTTTTGTTTAATTATTTTGTTTGATTATTTTGTTTAATAATAGATATTATGTTATTATTAAACTATTTCAATTATAGTTTTAATTATAGTTTTAATTATAGTTTTAATTATAGTTTTAAATATTAATGAATTTATTGAAATATACTATCTTCTATACAAGCATCTTTAGTAGGTTCTGTTACACCTTCCCACGTTACGTTATATTGTCTCGCCCAATTTTGTTTATTACATAATCCATCAACACCTTGAAAATCCTGTCTATTTGGATCTAACTCCGCAGGTGTACTTGAATCTCCTAAACCTTTAACGTTCTTACATACTAGTTTTTGGTTGTCACTTGGATCTGGTCCTAATTCCCAGTAATCTGGGCACTCTGACTCTACTGGAGGATATTTTTGATTACCTTTAGACATTAATATAAATATAAGCACTAAAACAAGTGATACTACTAATATTATTCCTGCTATTATTAATACTTTTTTCTCAAAACCTTCCATAATATTATCTATATATAAGTTTAAATATAATTTTTTCTTCTTTAAATAATATAAATGGAAAGAGTTAACGGTCGTATAAATATATTACATCCTAATACTAATACCTTATTTAATATGTTTGATAAAATACCCGTAAATGATCCTAGTACATACCGTGATGCTTTACAAGGTGGGTGGAATGAAACCCCTTTATCTCGAGCATTTTTTTCTAGACAAAATATGCAGATAATACAAAATGGTATACGAGCAGGTGTTTACAAGCGTTCAGGAAATAATTATATTGTATCACAGCAATCTACCGATAATTTAAAGGTTGTTATGCGGTCTATTTTTCTTCAACACGCTAGCAACTTGCCTAACAGAATACCTGAACAAGTAGCCGCGCTTAATAAACTTGTTTTAGATTACTGTATCACACGCGTATATAACGAAGCTATCGGTTATCTTAAATACAGACGTGATGCTAGTACTATTGCCGCGCCAATATCAGCACCAATTAGCACCAAATCTAACACCAATACTCTTGAACTAAAACCATTTTTCTAATTCCTCAAAATAATTAATATATTTAGATATATTAAGTATGAAAACAAGAAAAAATAATAAACAAAAAATGCAAAGTATTATGAGAAAAAAAATTATACCTAATATGTTAATACTAGGAAAAAAAGTAGATAATATAGAGAAGACTTTATTAAGTAATAAAGGTAAGAAAACGAAAAAATCTTGCGGTTGTAAAACAGGTGGAAGAAGAACTAAGCGAAACTTTTTAAGAAAAAAGGGGTTCAAGAAAAAGAAGACGTTAATTAAATATTTTAATTAAAGGAAAATTTCAACCAACCTTTTAGAAAAATTAAATATATGTATATTTATATATATTTATATTTATTTAAATGCCTACACAAACAAGACAACAAAAAACTGCAGAATCAATAGAAGATTTAAAAAAACGTATTGATTATTGGGATGAAACATTACCTAGATTGTTAAAAAAAATAAGTGATAAATTACAAGGAACAGTAGCACAATTGGGACGTATTACAAATAAAGTACTTGTATTAGAGGATGATTTACATCAAATGCCTGTAGCACCTACATCAAATATGAATATAGTAAGAGCAAATGTACTTACAACAAGAGTAACACCTGACAGGATAAGATCAGGAGCAAGAAAGGCAAAAAAAACTAAGAAAAGGAAACAATCAAGGAAAAATAAACAATTAAAAAGAAAGGGTTCAAGAAAAAGAAGAGGTTAATTAAATATTTTAATCAATAGAAAATTTCAACCAACCTTTTAGAAATATATGTTTAGAGAAATTTATATAAATAAAAATTATATATTTATATATATTTACATATACAAGATATGATGACAGAAGCGAATGATAACCATAATAATCCTATACTAGAAAATTCACAAATGCAAGCAAATGATACCAGTACTGTTATAATAGAGCAACCATCACAGGAACCAATTCAGCATCAAGAGCCAATTCAGTATCAAGAGCCAATTCAGTATCAAGAACAAGATCAAGCTAATTATAACGGTTATATTCAAGGACAAACCGTTAAAGAACGAAATGTTGTTGCAAGTAAGGTATATGAAAAAAACGATATTGAATCACAAGAAGTAATACAAGGAGAAGTAACAAATTATACCGATTTTGATAGTGTTGGTAAATGGCACGATGGTTTCTGCGCTTGTTTTGACAATATATCTCCTAGCATGATATGTACTGTATTAAGTCCTACTTGTTATGCCGCACAACTATACCAAAAAGTAAGTAATAATAAATATTCGTGTATAGGTATTAGTACTATAATTATATCAGGATATACCACAGCCGCAGTAGTTTATCCTTATGATAACTCAGCTGGTATATGGATATATAATATAACAGCTATTAGCTTCCTCATATTAGTAGCAGTTATCAGAAGTAAAACAAGAAGAAAATATAGAATTCCGGGTTCAGTATGCGAAGATAGTTTTCTTTCTACTTTCTTAACTCCGTGTTCTTTAGCACAAGCAGGTAGAACATTACATAAATATGAAAAAATTTGTGATAATATGAAAACACTACACGAAGGTTAATATACCTTTACTTTACTTTTTTATTTGACCATTTTATTTGACCTTTTTAATTATTTTTTTATTTGTCTTTTTTCCTGATTTTTTATCGCCTGTTTGTTCTGGTTCAACATTCAATGCCTTTCGCTGCATAACATACTTTTCGTATTCTGCTTCCAATTCGCATAGTTCCTTCAACCATATTTCTTCCTCCTTAGTTGCCTCTAACGCCTGAATAAATTTAGTCAATTCTTGGTGCTCTTTTTTAAGTTTAACTATATTCTCTTCAGATACGCTATCCATCGGCATTTTTACGAGATAGTTATACGAATCATCCTCCTTATCTAAACCGAAATCAGTTAGTGTCTGATTGATTTCAGTTTGTTTCTTACGCCTTAAATCTATTTTATCTCCCAAAATACCCACAATATACTTTACTTTGTTTGATATCCGTTTTAGTTGAGCTTTGCTGTCTTCAAGTTGCGCTGCTTTTCTTGTTTTATAAACCTGCAACCTTGTTTCAAAGAAGTCATTAATAATATCATTTGGATTAGTGTATTTCTTTAGTTTTTCTTCGCCAGTAAACGCGTGCATATTTGTTGTGGTTTTCTTGCTAGTTAATTTAAAGTATTTTTCTATTTCGTTAATATCATTTGTAGAGGTATCAGATGCGGTGTCTGTAATAGTTGTTTCACCACTTTTAGACTTAAGTTCTTGCAAACCAGTCTTAACGCATTTAATAGTAATATCAACACGGCATTCCGTGCTATTATCTTCAAAATCTTTAATAATCGTAGATTTCTTATCGGCTATCTGGTTCTCTAAGAATAGTTTATAATCATCCGTCCAAGTTCCTACAGGTAGTTCAGTAATACGGATTTTATCTTCACCAACAAACTCATATGTACCTTTAATAATAAACTTATTATTTTCAATATTGCCTGCACTATCTTGCTGTTTAGCAATTGTGCCCTTAAATCCTTCGTAGTAAGGAATTCCATCAAACGCAACAGGTGCCGATTGTGTATTATCGATAAGTTTTACCTTGATATGCCGAATAATCTCTAGCGGATTATAGCACGGAATATCGGTGCTGAAACCAGTGCCAATACCCTTGCTACCATTTACAAGCAACATTGGAATAATAGGAGCATAATAAACAGGTTCAACAGGATAACCATCATCATCCAAGTATTTCAATATCTTATCGTCTGACTCACGATAAATGTTGCGGGTAATTCCCGCCAGATGCGTAAATATATATCTTTCAGACGCGCTGTCTTTACCGCCTTGAAGACGCGTACCAAATTGACCTTTCGGTTCCATAACATTAATATTGTTAGAACCAACAAAATTCTGCGCCATACCAACTATAGCACCATTTAGACTTGCCTCGCCATGATGATATGCAGAGTGCTCCGATACATATCCACTAAACTGGGCAACCTTGATTTCTGTTGTTAGACGCTTCTTAAACGCCGCATACAAAATCTTGCGTTGACTAATCTTCAACCCATCCATCAAGTTAGGAATAGAGCGATCACAATCATATTTAGAGAAATGTATCATCTCCCTATCTACGAATTCTTCATACTTGATAAGCGGTTGGTTAGTATCCAAATAATTCTCGCGATTATATTCTCCTAACCAATCCTTGCGATCATCTGCGCGCTTTTTATTAAACACTTTATCAATTGAATTTGCCGTATTTCCAGCAGTCCATTCAAATCCCACAACCTTTTTATTTTTAAAATATTCTTTAAATTCCGCAGACGTACTTGTGCCCAAACCCTTATAATATTTCACATTCCATCCCTTAGTATTCGTCTCAGGGTTGGATTTCCAGGCTTCGTACTCACCAT